CGCTACAGAAATCCCGATCCTCGTCGATACCGTAACCCCGGCAGCGGCTGTTACCACAGCGCGCGGTGTCGATTTTTCCGGCGCGCAAATCGCGGCTGCCGGACAGAAGCCCTTTGGCATTGCCAAGACCGCTGGCTCTGCTGGTGCTCAACTGGCGGTGCTGGTCAAGGGTGTTGCCATCGTTGAAGCGGGCGGGGTGATCGCCGTTGGCGATCCGCTGACTATGGATGCGCAAGGGCGCGCTGTGACAGCGACCGCGCTGGCGATTGCAGCCGGTGCCACTGCCGTCACATCGGCTGCAGCGAATGGGGCTACGGCACTGACCGGCGGCGTTTTGCCGGTTCATGTGTTTGGCGACGCCAAGACTGCCGCATCAGCGGCGGGCGTCTTTATTGAAGCCCTAATGCGCTAGGGCGCTCAACTCTCGGCCATCTCTATTCTAGGAGCTAACTCATGTCTTCCATTGCATTAAGCGCTGTGCGCGTTATTGATCCGGTGCTTACAACCGTTGCGCTTGGTTATGCCAATCCGGCCTATATTGGCGATATGATCTCGCCGCGCGTGCCGGTCGATGTATCTGGCGGCCAGGTGCTCCAGTTCGGCAAAGAACACTTCAAGCAATACAACATGCGCCGCGCTCCGGGCGCTGCGACCAAGCGTGTGGCCTTCGGCTATGCCGGTGTCCACTTTACGCTGGTCCAGGATTCCATTGAAGTGCCCGTACCGCGCGAAAATATGCGCGATGCATCCGTATCACCCGGCATTGATCTGGGCACACGCGCGGTCAATATGGGCATGGATATTATTCTGCGCGGGCTGGAATGTGAGCGCGCGGCGCTCTATCTCAACGCATCGAATTATGCCAATTCGAACAAGGTCGCGTTGACCAGCACGGCCAAATGGTCCGATCCGGCATCAACCCCGATCACGGCCATCAATCAATATCGCGAGGTCATCCGTCAGCAGGTCGGTGCTTATCCGAACCTGCTGACCTTGTCGCCGGTTGCATTTGCGGCGATCCGGGATAATCCCTCTGTGCGCGCGCGGATCAATCCGACATCGGCGGCATCGGTGACGGAAGAAATCCTGGCCAAGCTGCTCGATATCGACAAGGTCGTGGTGGGCAAGGCCATCGTCTCGGATGATGCCGGCACATTCACTGACATTTGGGGCAATAACGCCATCCTGTCCTATTCAGCTATCGGCTCGATTCAGGCAGAGGTGCCCAGCGCTGCCTATACCTATTACATGAATGGTCACCCCATCGTGGAACAGCCCTATTGGGACCAAAACACCAAAAGCTGGGTCTATGGCGTCACCTATGAACGCGTGCCGGTTATGCCGACGCCGGGCGGGATGTTCCTGATCCAGAACCCGTCCTAACCGCCTCCAAGCCGCTTCACCGGCCCTCGGGCCGCACATCGAATAAGGATATTTGTCATGGCAAAAAAGAAGCCTGGTGATACCGCATCAAACCTTGTCACGGTCCGCGCCCTGCATCCGATTGATTGCGGCGATGGCGTGATCGCTGCACCTGGCGATCTGGTTGATCTTGATCCGCGCGATGCGTCTGCACTTGCCAAGAGCGGCTGGGCAGAAATTCAAGCCGACAAGGCTGATACCGCCGCTGTTTCTGAAGATGGCGACAAGGCCTAACTCATGACCTATGCGACCGCCCAAGACCTGATTGACCGCTATGGTCAATCCAATCTGATCCAATTGACCGACCGCATGGACACCGGGGCGATTGATCAGGCGGTCTTGGGCCGCGCGCTTAATGACGCCGATGCGATCATTGACAGCTATATTGCGACCCGGTTTGAGGTGCCCATGTCGCCCGTGCCCGCTGCCTTGATTCCCATCGCTTGTGCGCTGGCCTATTTCAATCTGCATTCGGAAGGCGCGCCGCTTGCGGTTGCCAATGCTAAAACCGATGCGCTGGTCTTTTTGCGAGACGTCGCCAGTGGCCGGGCTGCCCTTGGTACGGGCGGCCCGGCCATGTCCGATCAGACCGGGGCCGGATCTGCCCAATTCATTCAAGACCGGCCCGGCATCAATCCCCAAGATTTGGATGACTACCGGTGACCGGCGTTTCCATCACGCTCGATTTCAAGGCTGAGAGTGCGGTAGCCGCGCTCACTGAAATCTTGGCGCGTGGTGCGAACTTGGCACCTTTAATGGCCAATATTGGCGCGAGCCTGGTTGTGTCGACCCAGCATCGCTTTGAAACCGGTACCGGGCCGTCTGGCGAAGCTTGGAAGCCGTCGATCCGCGCGGAGCGCGATGGCGGTTTAACTTTGGTTAATACCCGACGCCTTCTCCAATCCATCACCTTTTCGGCAGACGAGGATTCAGTCGAGGTCGGATCGAATGTGCTTTATTCGGCGATCCATCAGTTCGGCGGCACGATCAAGGCCAAGAATGGCGGCGCGCTGCACTTTCATGTCGCGGGCAAGAAAATCCTGGTCGGTGCCGTCAAGATGCCAGCGCGGCCTTTTTTAGGTCTGTCCGCCGCCGATAATCAGAAAATCTTGGACCTCACCCAAGATTATCTGGTTGGCGATCTGACCGGCGGCGTCTCACCGGTGGCGTCATGAATTTACAACCCATCATAGATCGTCTGGACGCGGATAAAGGCGGCTTCCGCCACATCGGCAATGTCGTGGGCTTTTCGGAAGCCGTTGCGGCTTTAAAATCCAGCCCGTCTGCCTTTGTGGTAGCAGAAGCTGAAGATTGGGGGCAGCCGCAATATCAGCCGGGTTTTTTTCAGCAGAACCAGGTCAACACATTTGCTGTGATGATTGGAATTTCAGCGGCGGGCCCGACCGGCGCGCATGGATTTGAAATGCTGACAGATCTGATCAGCCATTTAAATGCCGTGTTGATCAATTGGGTGCATCCGGATGCAGCCGGTCCTAACCATCCAACCATCGCCTTGCGCGGACGCGCGATGGGTCTGACACCGAACCAGTCGCTCTGGTGGCAACAATCTTACGCTTACACCATCCCCTATCGAAAGGCAGGATAATCATGCCCAAACCAACGCCCGAACAATTGGCGGAAATCATCGCCAATGTGCCCAAGACCGGTGGCAGTTTTACTATCGATCCGGAAACCGGTGTGGTGACCACAAACGAAAAGCCAACACAGGCCCCCGATGACGGCGTGTTCTGTGCGCGCCATGCCAATGGCGTGCCCGTGCATTTGGGCGATGGTTCAGAAGAGGCACCGGCTGAACAACCGGCCCCGGCGCCCGCACCAGCGGTTGAGGTCAAGCCGCAAGCCAAGCCGGTGCCGGTCCCGCCCGCCCCGGATGGTGCTGCCAGCGCGGCATCAACCGGCGCTGATCCCACAAAATCTGCGCAGGCCTAACCGCGCCCAAGCCTAAAGGAGCTCTTCCATGTCAACCGGATTAACCCCGATCTATTCGCGGAATAAAGTCTTATTGGTCAAGACCGAGACCGTCTATGGTACGGATGCGGCGCCAACGGCTACGACCAATGCAATTTTGGCGTCCCAGTTCAAGATGACGCCGAAATCAGAGGTGATCGAGCGTGATCTTGATCTGCCGGGCGGCGGTGCGCCTGCGGCGACGATTACAAACATCCATGCCGATATCGAATTCGAATTTGAATTGGCCTATTCAGGGACTGCCGGGACTGCACCGCCTTGGGGTGTGATTATAAAGAATTCGGCATTTTCTGAAACGATCCTGGCAAGCACGTCGGTTACCTATGCGACGATCAGTTCCGGCTTTTTGGCGTGCTCGTTCTATTATTACAAGTCAGGTAACCTCTATAAGTTCACGGGCTCGCGCCTTGCCACAGGCATTAAAGGTGATGCCGGCAAGAACGGGGTCTTTTACGCTAAGGGTAAGGGGTTAGTCTCGTTGGTTGGGACCGCTTCGCTGCCCTCAGTTTCAGCGCTAAGTTCGTGGCCGACCCCCAAGCCGCTGACGGTGCAAAACACGCCGCTCTTCACATTGAATTCAGTAAACTTGGCGCTGCTATCTTTCGACATCCCGCCGGGCTTTCAAGTCAGCTATTCAAACGTGCCCAATGACGAACAGATTCGCAACGGGCGCCGCAAGATCACGGGCGTGAAGCTGGAAGTGCGCCAAGGTCTAATCTCGGAATTCAACCCATTTGCGCTGCGCGACGCGAATACACCAGTTCCCTTTGTGCTCACCCATGGCGGGGCATCAACGGGCACGCCGATCATCACCATCAACATGCCCAATTTCCAGATCGAAACGGTCGAAGAAGGGGACAAGGATGATGAAGCGACCTGGATCATCAATGGCCGCGCACAGGCCGCCTTCACGGGTGATGGTGACCTAACCATCGTCTGTGCTGCCCACGCCTAAACAACAGCCCTGAATAGGGCTTCAAACCCGCTTTAAACGCCGATTAAAGGAGATATGATCATGGGCCTGAATTTGAAAGTGCAAGAAGACGGCAAGCCGGTACCGGTGTGGTGGACCGTTAATGTGTCAAATCCGCAGACAAACGGAACGGTCAAAAAAGAAACTTTCAAAGTCCTGTTCGCGATTTTGAGCGATAGCGAGTTCGCTGAACTGGCCAGCGACGAGGCTAAAGCCGCTGACCTGCTGAATAAGGTCATTCTCGATTGGACCGATCTAACCAGCAATGACGCGCCGGTGAAATTTTCCGAAGACATGCGCGAAAACATCACCAATATTCCCTTTGTCCGCGCGGGCCTGATTGATGCCTATATCGCGGCTCGCCAGGGGTTTAAGCCAAAAAACTAGCCGATGCGGCGCGGGTGATCGCGGGCGGTCAGCCTATCGATCATCCGCCGCCGCAGGCCGAGCCAGCGCAGCTTGATGAGTTTCGCGCCCTTGGCATGCCAGATGATCAATTGGCGCTGTGGGACCAAGCAATAGCGGAGGCGGAGACCCTTGCGAACGAGCCGATCACTCTCACGCCCGATCAAATGCCTGCCGTGGAAGTTTTTATGGCGTCACTTACGCAATGGCGCTGGGTTGGCGCGGGCATGGGCGGGGTCATGCGCACCGGCCTGGACTATCCGGCGGTCCAATGCATTACCCGTGTTCTGGGCTTTAAATGGTCTGCCGGTCTTTTCAAAAATATCCGCATCATGGAGGATGCTGCCTTGGTTGAATGGTCCCGCCAATTGGCTGAACGCACCAAAAATCAGCGCTAGGTACGTCCATGGCGCTTGACCTGGTCACATCCCTGTTGATCAAGGCCGATGCCAGCGGGCTGAAGGCTGCATTGGCGGATGCGCGCAATCAGGTGGCGGGCTTTGGCGCGACCATGGGTGAGGCGGGGGACGCCGCATCGGGTCTTGCCCAAGCCACGGCAAAAACCGGGGATGCCGCGCGCGAGGCCGGGGCTGCTGCATTGGGTCTTGCCCAAGCGACGGCAAAAACCGGTGATGCCGCACGCGGGGCCACCAGTTCGATTTCAGCGGCGGGGGATGCAGCGGCCAAGGCCGGTGCCAATATGCGCAAGGCAGGTAGCGATGCCAGTGCCATCAATATGGATGGCTTTGCCAAGGCCATGACCCAGGCCGGAAAGGCCATGGGCGATGTTCAAGCCCAGATGGCCAAATTGCGGGCTGAGGTTGATCCGCTGAATACAAAGCTGGCGCAGAATGCTGACAAGCTGGACCAGGTGCGCCGCCTGACCGCTGCCGGTGTGATCGATACGAAGGCGAGCGCAGAATGGACCCGGAATTTAGGGCTTGAACATGACAGCCTGGTCAAGCAGCTGGATAAATCAGCGGAAGCTCATGGGCATGTGACGGGCGCATCCAGCAAGATGCGCGAGGGCATGGTTTTGTTTCATGAATTCCTGCGCGGCGATTGGAAGCGCGGCCTTGGATCGGCGACCATCGAATTACAGAATTTTGGTTTAATGGGCCTGGTGTTCAACCCAATCACCTTGAGTGCAATAGCACTTGCCGGTGCCATCGGACTGGTGGGCTATACCGCCATTGAAATGTCCAGCCGGACGAGGGGATTTGAAGTTGCCCTTAAGGGCATGGGGCGGCAGGCTGAGATCACCACAGCGCAGGTCGAAGGGGTCTATCAGGCGCTGAGGCATCAGGGGGTTGATGCCCAGCAGTCACAAGCAATAAGCGTTGATCTTATTCGATCACGATTGCCAAAGAACGCAATAGATCAAATCCAAGGAGTGGGCGCTGATCTAGGGGCCGCCACCGGAGTCGGGACGGAAAAGGCGTTCCAGGCGCTGATTGATGTCTATAAGAATGGCTTCCCTGCGCTTCAAAAATTCAATCAAGAAACCGGATTTCTAAGGGTAAACCAATATCAAGCAGCCATCGCCGCACGCGAGCATGGCGACAAATTAGCTGTATTCAATGTTCTCGTTGAAGCTTCGGCCAAACAAGCAGGGCAATTCCGGCAAGCCGAAGGTGAAATCAAAGGAACCATTGACGAGGTTAAGGTTGCCTTCGGGGACTTCCTTGAAACCCTGGCTAAGACACAAAAGGTCCAGGATGCAATCCATTCTCTAGCCCAAGGCCTGACTGCAATCGCGGCTGCGATTAAGGACCCGTCCTGGAAGAATTGGGGAGATATCCTCTCGGGACCCGTTTCCTTTGGGCTGCGTCGCGGGGGCCTCAATACCTCGCTTGGCCCGAGCCTGTCGGCGAATTTGGGGTCTATTCCGTCTTACGCCAGCTTGCTTGGCGATCAGTATCAAAGGGCCTGGAACCAGAACCCCGCGAATATTCCAATCTCTTCGCCAATTCCAATCAGTGCACCCGCTGCACCAGCAACGCCCGATTTCAAGACACCGCCGCTCCTGCCGAGCCTGGATGACAAAGCACTTGAGCGCCTGACCGAAGGCGAAACCGTTACTAAACGGCTGATCAAGGATAATGACGAACTGGCGGGAAAGTCGCCGGGCCAGGCCGCGATTATCAAAGCCGGGCAGGATGCCTATAATCAATCGCTGAAAGAACACAGCGACATTCTGGAAGCCATCCCGGCCAAGAATGACGCGATTAAGAGAGCACAGTCCAATCAGATGCTGGCCGCATCCGGCGGGATGGCGAAGCAGATCTTCGACCTCAAGCAATTAGCCCTCGTCTCTGACGCCTATGGCCAGTCAACCGCGCGCGGGATCGTTGCCGAGGCTGCCCGCAAGGGTGCGCTGGAGAATTTCACCAATGCCGCCGTCAATCCGGCTGTGGCTGCACAAAATGCGCTGGCAGAGGCCATTGGCCAGGAATTGTTGAAAGGTAATCAGCAGATCCAATCCATGGGTCTGCGGGTCGCATCTGCCCAAGCCATGGCGGCGGCATCAAGGCTTGGCTATTCGGAAGAGGCGAAGGCTGCCCTTCAAAATGAAATCAACAATGCAACGCTGGCTGCGCGCAATGCGCTCAGTGCGGAGCTTATCGCGCATCGTGGTCAGGAAACAGAGGCGTCTAAGCGCCTTCGCGAGCAAATTGAAAAGCTGACCCAGGCCGTGCGCGATGAAGCGCGCGCGCAACTGGAAACCGCTGAGCAGCGGTTTAAACGTGGGCAGGATGAGCAGCTGCAGGTCGCCAATCTGACGCTGGAAATCACCAAGCAGAATTCGCTCATTCTCGATCCGGCAGTCAAAATTGCTAATGAGTTGAAATTACAGCACCTGGTAGACGAATTACGTATCAACCGCGAACTGGCATCATCAACCGCTGAGGTCCGGGCCGCGCGTCTGGCGGAAGCCGATGCAATCGCGAAAGTGAACGCACAGACCAAGCTGGTCCAGGCGCAGGAACGTCCTTTGGCAGAAGCCTTCAGCAATGCCGCGCGCGAAGCACAGAGCGCGTTTGCCGGGGCGTTTGAGAAGATTTTATCCGGCGGCATCAAGTCGTTCGGTGATTTGACATCCATCGTCAAGGATCTGCTGATCAAACTGGCAGCGCAAGCCGCAACCCTGATGGTGTTTCACCCGACCGCTGTCTTCAACGAGATTGGGTCATGGGGGTCGACCGCTGCAGGCGCTTTAGGTCCAGGTGCGTCTGCCGCGTCCGGTGCGACCGTCGATGCCAAGGGCAACCCGGTTCAAAACGCGTCCGGCTTGCTGGGTATCTTTTCGAACATCGGCAAGGGTCTGTCGGGGATCTGGAGCGCGATCACAAATCCTGGGTCACTCTTTGGCTCAGCAGCGGCGGGCATTGACGCCTTCGGGGCAGCAACCTTCGGCACTACAGCCAGTGTGGCGGGCACGACATTGCCAGCCGGTACCGGCATCCTGGCTGGATCTGGCGGCGTGCAGATTGCCGGTGTTTCAGGCGGGGCAACCAGCCTGTCGGGCATTTTGGGCGCAGCCGGCATTGGTGCCTTGGGCGGCCTGGCGGCGAATGTTCTGGGGATTGCCAAGAACCCCTATGGCGGGCTTGGGGGGGCGGCTGCTGGCGGTCTTGCTGCGATCCTAGGCGCTGGCTCGCTGGCGGGGCCTATTGGCCTGGCTGTGGGCTTGATTGCCTCACTATTTGGACCTGGCGCGCCGCATATGGCGGGCTCACAGAATTTTGAAGCCGATGGCAATAATCTGACTGTGGGCAATCCTTTGGGCCGGATCGATACATCCGGCCTGGCCAGCACGATGAAGGGCCTGAATACCGGCATCACGCAGATCATCACGGCTTTAGGCGGCAGCCTGTCGCTCAACGGCATCACGCGTTCATCCAATGACCCACGGCCAACCTATGGCTTTCTAGGAGCCGAACAGCAATCAGATGGCACCACGCTTTATCATGTCGGCATCGGCAAGGAAGGGCCGGGTGGGCAGTGGTCATCCTTTGATCAAAACGGAATTGCCCAAGCCGATGTTGCCGCCATCGTCACGCGCGAGACGCTGAAATATCTGATTTCCAGCGGCCAGACGACAGGCTTGAGTGATACGACCCAGCAGATCGTCAAGAGTTCCAAATTTGGTGGAGAAACCGATTTAAACCAGATCCAGAGCGATTTGGAATTTGCGGGCACCTATGACGAGATCATCAAGCTGGCGCGCGGCACCGATACCTATGGCAAGCAGGCCAGCCAGACGTCACAGGCGCTCGATTCCCTGGATAAATATTTTGCCGATGCAACAAAGCAGGCAACTGATTTAGGGCTGGCGACGGACGAATTTGCCAAGGCGGCTGAGACCGCCAAAAAGACGCTGGGCACGAATTACATTCAGGGGCTTCAGGATCAGATTGACGCGCTCAGCGGCAAGGGTTTCCTAAAATCGCTGCGTGATTTTTCGACGCAAGCGCAGGGGCAGTTTGACGATCTGCAAAAGCTGCTGGACAAAGGGGCCATTGATCAGGGCCAGTTTGATTCAGGTTCCAAACTTGCAACCGCGCTTCAGCAACAGGAAGCGGCGGGCATCCTGTTAGGGCTGACTAAGGGTCAGTTGGATCAAGTGATCACGGCCTTTGCTGATGATAGTTCGGTCTTTGGCAAAGCGGTTGAGGACATGGCTAAAAAGCTGAAGGCCGGTGGCGAGGCTTTGACCGGTACCGGCATTGATGCCGACATATTTTCTGAAAAAATCATGCAGCCGCTTTTGACGCGGGAATTAAACGCGCAATCGGTTTTGGACCCGACTAAAAAAGCTGCCAATGACGCGGCCATTGCCCAAGCCGCGCGCGCCGTTGAACTGCGTACGGCCCTCGCCGCTGCCGCAGGCCAGGGGGCAACCCAGTCGCAGCTGGACTGGCTCAAAGAGACCTATAAAACCATTTATGCGTATGAGGACCAGGCGGCGGCTGCCCAAAAGGCGCAAGCCGCGATGGCATCCGCCACGTCGACCATGACCAATCTGGGTGTGACGATTGATAACTATCTCAACCAATCGCAGGTCGATCAATATTCGGGCAAGTCACCGCTTGAAATTCTGAACGCCACCAAGCAGCAGTTCCAGGATCAATTGGCACTCGCCTCGGGCGGGAATGAAGCGGCGCTGAATTCAATCACGTCCTATGCGCAGCAGTACCGGGAGGCGATCTCGTCCTATTATGGCACCGGGACAGATGCTGCCGGGCTGAACCAGGGCATTTTTGATGCGCTCAAAACTTTGAAAAGCGACCCGTCGATCCAGGGCAAACTGGCACAGTCCAAGCTGAATGCGCAGGGCGATTCCAATATCACCATTGGCGCGGATGGCACGATCTATGTGAATGGCCAGAAACTGGGCACGGCTCAGTCGCCAAACGCCCTTACAACGCCCAATATTAGCGCGTTTAAAGCGCTGGCCAATACCTGGCATGATGACATCAGCGCGGATCAATATAGCCAGCTTGCCTCGGCCCGTGATGCGGTATTGGGCACATACAATACTGACCAGCTAAAGGCTGTATCCAGCACGTATTATGGCGGGCAGGCGGTCACGGGGTTGAGTGATTTTCTGGGCTTCCTGCATGGGCTGGATCAAACTTTTCTTGGCACGCGTAATCCCAGCGCCGATGGCGGATATGATGGTGGATCATCCGGCTCTCGGCAAAAGGCGTCCGGATCGCCATCCTTGCCGGATGCTATCGGGGGCTTACAGGCACAATTGCATAATGACCTGGTGGCGGGATCAGGCATCAAACCGGTGCTGGATGCCATAGCGCTGAATATTGCAAATGACAATCTGATCTGGACCAAGCTGGAACCCGAAATTGCAAGCGCCAATGACAGGCATTTGACGCTACTTGCGGCATTTAAGACGGATGTAAATACCGGCTTCACCGGGGCCTTGGCAGCCTTTGATAAAATGGCGGCCGCAGCGGACGCTGTGACCAAAATGGCTGCCCAATTCCAGCAACTTGCGGAATTGATGCAGGCGCTGAAGGCAGCCCAGGATCAGCAGAATGCCCTGCTTGCCCAATATGGCAATGCGGATCTGGAAGCAAGCCAAGCGGCCTTAGCTGCGATCAATGATTTGGCGTCTGGCGTCAAAGCTGCTGCCAATAACCCCAATGTAAAGGCCGCGTGATGGCTATCGTTTATCTCATCGAAGTCACAGCCGCGATCAATACCGCTGGCACGTTAAAGACCTTCTATCTGTGTTCGGGGCTTGGTTATAATCACCCAACAGCGCCTGGTTATTATGAACCGCGGTTGGGTGATAATATCATTTTTGAACGCAATATTTTTGCCCCCGGTGCAACCTCGGGCAAAAGCACGATTGGCTGGGGTCAAATCACCCTGGTCAATACCGATAATGGCTTGAGCGCCTGGCGCACTTACGGCTTTGCCGGCTGGCCGCTCAATATCCTGATTGGGGACGATACCGGGCCCTATTCGGCCTTTACTCAGATTTTTGTCGGGACATCCGAACAGCCCTTGTTTGAAGGCGATAATGTGCTGTTACAACTGCGCGATTATCAGGTGCTGTTTGACGTGCCGATTCAGGCCAATCGCTATGGCGGAACCAATGTGCTGCCCAATGGCTTGGATGGGGTGGCAACCGATCTCCAGGGCCAGGCCAAGGCACTCGCCTATGGCGATTTATCCAATGCCAATCTGGAACCTGATTTGGTTAATACGTCCTTGATGATTTATCAGGTCAATGACGGCGCGATTTATGACGTGAGCCAAGTCTATGATGCCGGCATCCCGCAAACCAAGGGCGCGGCCTATTCGAGCCTGGCTGATTTACAGGCAACAGCACCCGCATCCGGACAATATCGGGTCTATGCCGCAGGGGGGTATTTCAGGCTGGGGTCGCAGCCGGTGGGCCGGGTGACGTGCAATGTGCTGGTGGGTGCCAATGCCGCAGCGCGCACCGTTGCTCAAGTTATTAAGGCGATTGCCACCGGGCCCGGCGGGCTATCATCCGGTCAGATATCCTCAAGCGATTTGACGGCCTTGGATACCGCCAATAGCGCTGTGATCGGGCTATATTTCAAGGGCGATAAAGTTGATCCCGTCCAATTAGACGGCTTGATTCCGCCCAATACAGGCAAGACCATCACGTCGGCCTTAGATGAAGCGATTCAGGCCATCGGCGCCCAATATTATTTTGACCGCACCGGCATCCTGCGGATCAAGCAATTGGTAGCCCCATCGGGCAGCCCGGTATTGACGCTGAAGCGGTTTCAATCGGGCATGGCCACCCTGTCAACCGATGGCGATATTGTCTCGATTGAACGGGTGCGCGCAGTTGATATCAATAATGGCATCCCGCCCTGGCGGATGGTGATGAATTATTGCCAGAATTACACGATCCAGAAGGATAGCGATCTAAAGGGCGATAAGACATCCGGAACTGACCCTGTGGGTGGCCTGGCCGTGCGCGATATCAGGGCCAAACAATGGCGGCGGGTTTATGTTGATGACGCCACGATCAAAAACCAGTTTCCCAATTCAAAGCCCTTTGAATTTACCTCCGCCCTGGTAACACAATCGGATGCTCAGACTGAGGTAAATCGGCGGCATGCGATGTATAAGAGTTTGCGCGATACGATCAAGGTTACCGCCCGCTTTTCAACCGATGTGGCTGGTCTTTTGGATTTGGGCGTCACGGTCCAGGTTCAATGCGTTGATATGGGACTGTCGGCTGGCAAATTATTCACCGTGTGCGGCATCAACTACGATCTGATGAATTATCAGGTCGTATTGACCTTGTGGGGTTGACATGGGCCTCGCGGTTTTAGGCTTTCCCAGATGGACGGCAGAGGTAACCTGGTCGGGCGGATCATGGCTTGATGCCTATCCGTTGACCAATCTATCCAGCACGCCTTTGTCGCGGGTCGCGCGGTCGACGGATTTGGCCCTGACATCGACCAAATTCATCGGCACGTTTCCAAAGTCACGCGGGGTCAGATTATTGGCTTTGGTGCGGCATAATCTAACCTTAAATGCCCTGGTCCGGGTCACTCTTTATGCCGATGCTGCGCGCACTGTGGTTAGCTATCAGGGCGATTGGAACAAGGCTTTCCCGCCCGTCTATGCTTATGACCAATTGGAATGGGAACAGGATAATTGGTGGACCGGCCAATATGATGCACCCGAATTTGCCGGATATATCTGGCACACGCCGATCTGGCTTTCCAAAATTTATTTGACCAGCGCATTTCAGATCGAAATCTCGGATGCGACTAATGCCGCAACCTATATTGAAATCGGCATGTGTGAGGTCGCTCAAGGCTGGCAGGTCTCCGCCAATCCGGCACCGGGGGCGGAATTCGGGTTTAGAAACCGCACGCTGATGACCGAGGCTGAGGGCGGGGTTAAATATTTTCAGCGCCGCGATAAGCCGCGCCAGTTTTCTGGCACGTTCGACTATTTCCAAGAAAACGAGGCCAAGTCGCGCGGCTTTGAACTCCAACGCCAGCTCGACATTGATACGCCATTTTTCTGGTTGTGGAATCCCGATGCAACCACCCATTTGGTCCGTGATAGTTTTTTGGCCAGGCTGATTGATCCAAAGCGGCTGCGCTATAATTCGGGCATCGGGCGCGATTTTCCCTTGGATCTGGAGGAGGTCCTGTGACGCAAATCACCGCGCTTGGAAATACCTATTCGGATGACGGCACAGCAGCACGCGACATGCAATCGGGCGGCCATCGCAAATGGCTGTTGCAGATGCTCTCCGACGTTATGGCGCAGATCCTCGTCTATCTGGGGATGGCGGCCACCGTGCCAGCCGTTTCAGCGGCCACCGTCTATTCCCATTGGGACACGGGCATAGCGGATGCTGATCCCGGTACCGGCTCAATCCGGGGCAATAATGCGACGTCGAATTTAATCACGGCACTTGATCTGGACGTGACCGATATTTACGGCAATTCAATGGCCGCGCTGATCGACACGTTTGATGCGTCCACCTCGACAGTTAAAGGCTATATCACGCTGAAAAAGTCGAACGATCCGACCAAGTGGATGACGTTTTATTTGACCGGACGGACGGCAGGCACCGGATATCGCAAATTGGCGGTCGCCTATATTGGCCAAAGCGGGGCAAACCCCTTTGCGGCGGGCGATACAATTGCACTCATTTTTACGCGCAATGGCGACGCAGGGGCTGCCGGGGTTACCTTATTCAATGGCCGCAATGCGGCGGTGACCTTGATTTCGAGCGATGTGATCAGCACGCAGACTTTAACCGCAAGTGCTGCGATAAACCCAACGGCGCCCACCCACATCGTCTATTACGACACCTCAGCCGGGGCGATCACAGCAACGCTGCCAGCGCCGCCCGCGACGGGGAATCAAATCATTTCCTTCATCGACACCAGTGGCGCGACCAGTGCAATCAAGCAACTGATCCTGGCGCCCAATGGCGGAAATATTATGGGGCAGACTAGCAACGCCACTTGGTCATCGCCCAATAAGCCCTTTTCAATCGTGAATAAGTTATCTGCCAATGATTGGAGAATGATCTAATGAGCACAGTAGCACTTGAATCCTTTTTGGCCGGTACGAGTGTCGCGGTCGGCCAAGTCACTTCATCATTCGGTGCGCCAAGCGTTGCCGGGCAAACCTTTGTTCAGCTTACGACGGGTTCGTCGGTTTTGCGTTCCACTTATCCGGCGCTTTCAGCGGTCTATCCGGTCGGATCACAGCCGCGACCGTTGATGATTTGGACCAATGCCCTTGTCCCGCCTTCGGGTTGGACAATCGGGCAAATCGCCTTTGACGGCACGACCTATGCTGCAATCTGCTATAATAGCAGCAATCAATTGCAGATGGGCGTTTACACCTCGACCAATCTTGCCACCTGGACCCAGCGGTTTACCCAGACCAATACCGCCGGTGCCACGTCCAGGTGCGGTATTTCGTATTTGGGCGGCACGCCAGCTTGGATTGCGTGGTGGTATAGCACCTCATCCGGGCAGAACTTTTTTGCAACCGCCGCTTCAGCAACTGGGACGTGGACGGCCAGCGCGGGCGGCATTTCATCAACCAATCTTCAAACCTCTTATGGCATTTATGGTGGATCGCGCGCATTCCAGCTTGGTGCAAAAACACTGGTTCCAATTGTTGACGTGGCGAATTCAAGCAGCACGACATTCAAACTTCTTGTGTCGGTTAATTCCGGCAGCACCTGGTCCACTGTTGATGTTGCTAATGGCGCGACGCACGGCACTACAGGTAATTATCCACAGATCATTTACTGCGCGGCGACCGGATATATTTATGTATTCACGCGCGTCCAATCCGGGGTGATCCAAAATTGTGGAGCTGTCTTTCAGTGCCTAGCGTCCGCTGATTGGTCGGTTGCGTCAAATTGGTCAATGCTTACCTCAACTTCCGGAGCGCAGTTAACATCCGGATATCAATATGCCTTGCCTTGGAATGACGCCATTGTCACGCCGGGTGGCGCCTTATTGGTCGCTGATCAATGGGGGATTAGGAGATCAACATCCACCTCGACCAACGCCCCGGTTTTTTCCAATAATCTGATCCCCGCGTATTACGATAATTTCTCGTTCCAAGCAGGGTCAGGAAAAGCGCCATTATGTTTGTTCACTGTCGGGACGAAAATTTATTGCATCGGCTATAATTTAACCAATTGGCCTGGCGAATACTCTGGCAGCCCGAATAGCGTATTCTCCCGCAACAATATGATATTATTGTGCTCGCTTGATGATGGTCTTACCTGGACCCCTGTTGGCGGTGGACCGGGAATCGTTATGCCACAGACCGTCGAATTGTTCGCCGGCGGCGCCTATTATTTTTACTCAACAGCCTTTGTTTATAATGCATCAACCGGTGCGCTCATAAACCCATGCTATTTATCAAGCAACGGGTTGACCCAAGGCGCCGTCAATTTGCCTGAAAATACCGACGCCACAACGATCTATATTCCGCCGCAAACTTGGTTCGCGCCCCTGCCGCTTGGCTGGTCTTATTACATGAGGGCAGCATGATTTTCCCGGTCTACCAATTCGACGATTTCGGTAACTTCGTTGCCGAGATCGATAGCGGTCTTGAAGGTTACATTCCACCCAATTGTACCCATGTCGCACCGCCTGAATTGTCAGCCGGGCAATATGCGATTTACAAATTTGGGTTTGATGAATGGGAGGTGCGGAGCGCGCGGGTTGAACCGCCAGTCTTTGACGCGCCACCGCCTCCGCAAAAGCCGCCGCGCACCCTAACGCCGCTTGAGTTCTTGGGCCTATGCGAGACGGCGGGCGGCATGACCGATGCTTTGTTAGTCGCCGGTCATGCAGACGCCACGCTTGCGCCGTTATGGTTAAAATTTGGCTACGCGAAAGAAATCGAGAAAGAAAGCGCGCTTACGTCAAGCGGCTTGGACGCGCTTCATGCGACGGGCTATCTGCCAAACGGCAAGCAAGCCGTCCTTGACGCATGGCCGACGGTATAATCCCGCCGCAAGATCGGCATGGTTATGCCATGCGGGTCTTGCTCGAAATAGACCGCTTTGTGAATGTCGTGATCTTGGGAAGTAAAACACCCGACACGCTTTCACAACGCGCCGCTTATGCTCAACAGCGCGGCGAACG